CCTGACTACTTACAGAACCAGTATCAGTTGTGCGCCTTTCGACAGCTTTCACAACACGCCTTAAATCGCCGAGCAGGCGAACAAAGGCATATATAGACACTGCATTCCCTGCATCTGCATAATGGACCTGTTGGTCATTTAGCAACAGGAAACTCTGAAGTTTCTCAAACTTCTCAAAAGGAAATTGCACTGAGCCCTCGTCTTCTATGCTCTCCACCAGGAGATCATGAGCTGCTCTTCGGTTCACAGTCACTTGAACATTGTTTTGCATGCAAAACTGAACAAAAGTCCGTGTACGCTGGAGATTGAGAGTCTCCATTTTTCAAAGCCACTATTCGGCGGGCTGCCGTCCGGCTGCAATCTAAACTACAGCTTATTCTCAAGGGGTCCATTCCATGGCACCCTGACCTACCTTTTAACGTCATGAACGACGGTCAATTATACTTTTCCAAAGCTTATTAAGGTTTACAACTCCTGGGTACAAACTCAGGCAAAAATGCCCTCGAACCCTCAGACTTAACTACACTCTAGTGCAGTACAGCTACTTACTCCGAAGAGTTTCGCCGCGACGTCCGTTGCTTTCCTTTGTCTTCAATTGTCTTTCTCCACAGTGGGTAGCCTTTATCTCAGCATTTCATTGTGTACCCTTTAAGGCGGGGCTATCGGTTTAAACCGACATTCACCCGCCATTTTGTTTTCTCACTCTTGCAAGTAGTGGATATTTTACAATTTCATAATGTACACCATTGTGAGATTGGGGTTCAACACAGAAAAGGAAGTTCTACTACCAGTTGATGCTGTTGATCCCGTATGTGTGTGGTCTCCGGTGTTTGTGGTTTGCCGGTTTGCAATCCGGCCGTAGCCGGCTGTATTCACCCCATAAAAATCGTCTACTCCATCAGATTCGACGAAAGGGGAAAAATGCACGTGGGCTCCATCTGAGTCGGTTGTGAACGTATGGCTATGATCTGGCATATTACTTACAGATAAAACTACTGAAGCAGCCCCACTGGACACTCCGTTCAAAGCCACCGTACTCCCCATTACAAATCGACCTATCAAATCCGGCGTGCCATTCGTTCCATTACACAACGCCCAACCGCTTGGTATGTACTTGCCGTGAAATGCAATAACCATTCCCCGAATGAACTGAC